CGACGATAGGACCGACCGCATCCCGACCGATCCTGCCGCGGTCAGGGACGTGTCAGTGACAGTCGCCTGCCACGCCACCGGCTCAGGCCCGCTCGCATCCCACACCTTGGCCCGCAGGGTCGAGCCGATCACCTGGAAGCGGATGCGGTAGAAAGTGCTCGCCACATGCGTGTACGGCACGGTGACGGTGGCCAGGTCCGTCTGTGTGCCGCCCACCCGCTTCTGGATGACGAGCGTAATCGTCTGGTTGGTGTTGAACGCCGCACGTGCGAAGTAGAGGTTGTTGCCGTCCGTGTAGCGCGCCACGGGCCCCACGTACTCCGAGCCGCCCACCGCCAGCGCGCTGGTGGCCACGTCCACCAGCAGGTCGACATCTGCGGACGGGGCCGGGATCACGCTGTACCGGGAGACGTTGACGGACGTCTGGGTGTGCGTGCCGACACTGCCGGTGACGTCGTAGTCCGAGGCGGCGCCGCCGGTGTTCGTCCAGGAGCCGCCCACCGTCGCCGACCCCCAGGAGTCGGTCACGGTGCGGGTGAAGGTATCCCGGATGGCGCTGTCGCAGGCGGTCACCCGCATCACCTCCCCGCCGGTGCGGACGTCGAACGGGAACTCGCTGGGGTAGGTGGGCGAGTCGATCCACCGGGCGTTGCCGGTGGTGTAGACGTCCACTCCTGTTTCTGTGGAGTCGAGGGCCTCCACCAACTGGCAGCCGCCGGTGTCGACGCGCCCGTAGGTGGTGGATCCGACGACGCCGGCGTTCCACGGTTCGCCGGGCACACAGTTGAAGGTGATCGTCCAGGCGCCTGGGCCCGCCGTCTCGGTGTAGCCGGCCACCAGAACGTCGACGTCGTCCGGGCCGTGGTCTGCGGGCAGATCCGTGAGGCGGATTTTGTCGCCGACGTCGACGCGCAGGATGTCGCCGATGAGGGCGTACACCCGCTCGTTGGCCAGGTTCAGCGTGAGCTTGGCGTAGCGCACCCCGGCGTAGGTGCCCAGGTGCAGCCGCATCCCGGCGACCTGGGCGGCCTGGGCGTCCGTGTAGAGGCTGTACGTGTACGCCTGGTCGTAGCGGCCCACCCCGCCCTGTTCGGGGTCCAGGACGGACAGGGCGCCTGCCTCGAGCACCGAGCGGGCGGGCACGGAGCCGAACTCCCTGGTGACGCTGACGTCGTTCTCAGTGAGCTTGTCGTCGTCGAGGGGTGCGAACGGCGGCGAGACAAGCCCTGCCGAGAAGTCCAGCGTGAGCACCGGGGACTGATTCCACAGTGTCGAGCCGCCGATGTGGATGACCTCGGCGGCGTCCCTGCGCTCCAGCAGGTAGCCGAAGTTGGTGTCCGAGGCCTCGTTCATCAGCTCCAGCAGCTTCTTGGTGCCCTGGATGCCCATGCGCTGCTGCCGGGAGAACTCACCCGCCACCGTGGCCGTGTAGCCGGACTCGGCGGCCAGGCGCACGATGCGGTCACCGGCACGCTCCCCCTGGAAGCCGGTCAGGGCGCTGTACATGTCCGCCGCGGACGGTGCGTTGAACCCCCAGTAGGTGACGAACCCGAGCTGCTGGTCCGCCGCGTTGAGGCCGCCACCGGACACCAGGGACCAGTTGAACGCGATATCGCGGACGGCCTTGACGGAGATCCCCGACAAGGTGCCGGAGGCGCGCGAGACGCCGTCCAGGTACAGCTCCCAGTCGCTGTTGGTCGCTCCCGGATCCACGGTGAGGCGCATGTGGTGAGGCTGGCCGTCGTTGAAGATGCCCGCCGAGCTGATGGACGCGATCAGCGCCGACGAGGATGCGGTGTCCCCGAGACTGGCACGGAACACGCTCATCGAGTCGTCGCTGGCGTCCATGAACAGCTGGAAGCGGATGCGGTTGTCATCGTCCGTGTACGCGCCCAGGTCGTTGATCTCGACCGTGCCCGCGGCGGCCACACCGCCACCCGACAGGAACAGGTCCACGGACCAGGCGACGGACGCCGAAGCGCTGCGGGGCACCCGGCCCTTGATCTGGCCGGCGGTCTCCGCCTTGAAGTTGACGACCTGCTCCGACCAGTCCGACAGTTTCCCGCCCTGCCACTCGGGCGCGTCCGTACCCAAGTCGAGCCGGTACGACATGTCGCTGCCGCCGACCAGGCTCGACCAACCCTGAACCGTGGTCTGCTTGCCGTCCGTCAACGGCCAGCACTCGATGGGCGCGTGGGCCTTGATGAAGCGCAGCAGCGCCGAGTCGGTTGGCTTGTTGCCCGCGTCCATGCGGCGCATCACACCGGCCGCAGTGACCGAGACGTAATTGTCTTTCATGGAGATGTCGCGGGTGGGCGGCCAGGCGGTCACCTCGCCCAGAGCGCGGATGTGCCTGTTGGACAGGGTGGCGTCGCCCGCGACCGTCCACGTCTCCCCGGTCAGGCCCGCGAACGAGGTGCCGCCCGCCGTGCCCTCGGACGTCTTCATGGACACGACCGCGGGCCCGTTGATGCCGTTGAGGAGCTTGAGCGCGTACAGCTTCCCGTTCAGGGGGTTCTCGACGATGTTGGCCAGGTCGCCGACCTCGATGCCTGCGGTCCCGTCGAACACGCCGGTCGTGGAGGCGCCCACGATCGGGTCGCCGAGCAGATGCCATTCGGTGTCATCGACGGTTTGCCCGGTGTAGAAGCGGACCTCGTAGCCGCCCGCCCCGTTGTCCGTGTCGAGGGTGACGCGCAGGGCCAGGCGCTGCCCGTTGTACGCCGTGACGTTCTCGGTGGAGAACTGGACCAGGCGGGACGGGAGTGTGCCGTCCGGGGACCAGTAGAAGCTCATCTGCCCGGTGGCGGCCATGAGCAGCGCCCAGCTGCGGTTGTCCCCGGTGGACACGTACCGGGCGGCGACGTGGGACGAGGCAGCCCAGTCCTCCATCGCGACCTCGACGCGCAGGTCCAGGTCCCCGATGAACAGGGCGGCACTGTCCGGCGTGGTCAGCTTGCTGCCCGCAGTGCCGGGCATGGCGGCCCACGGCGGGCCCGCGGTGTAGCCGACCCGCAGGGCCGTGTTGCGGCCGATCTGCCCGTACAGCGGCGACACCGGGTTGCGCGGGGAGTACTTGTCGTCGCGGGAGTCCAGGTCGCACGTGCACGACGTAGGCTCCGCCGCCGACGACGACTCCGACGACAGGCCGCGCGTGATCGACACGTCGGACGTGGAGACCCGCATGTCGTCGCTGATGTCGTTCCAGGCGCCGTTGTAGAACAGCTCGCCCCACACGGGCGGCGGCAGGTTCGGCATGTCACCCCCCAGCGAACTTGACGACGTCGCCGCCCGCGGTGGTGCGGACGGACTCCTGGAAGAACTCGCGGAACGCGCGAGACCCGCCCGCGAGCTCCATGACGAGGCGCACCTCGGCGGCCTGGCGGGCACTGTTCGCACCGACGACCGGGGCCAGCGCGGATACGCCCTGCGGGTTGGGCCTGTACGCCTCGGGATTGACGAGGTTGCGCATGGCTTTGTCGACGACGTCCGCCTTGTCCTCGACACCCATAGCGACACCGGCCGGGATCCACCGGCCGACCACCTCGGCCATCACCTTCGACGGCGAACCGATACCCAGCGCTTTCGCGATCGGCCCCGGGACGATGTCCTTGGCCCAGCCGATCAGCGTGGAACGAAGCCAGGCGCCCATGGACTTGATGCCGTTCCACAGGCCGCGGACGATGTCCTGCCCCTTGTTCCAGAGCAAGTCCTTCACCCTGCCGATGGCGCTGGACACCCGCCCCGGGATGCCCGCCACCCACTTGATGAAGCCGGTGGCCTTGGAGGCCGCCGCATCCCGCATAGCCTGGAAGCCGGCCGCCGTGCGCGAGATCAGCTTGCCCGCGAGACCGGAGAGGGCGTTCCAGATCCGTCCGGGCAGCCCGGTCACCCACGTGACCATGGCGGTCAGCTTCTTGACCGCCCAGTCCTTGGCCGAGCCGAACCAGCCGGCGAACTTTCCGGGCAGTTCCTTGAACCAGTTCAGGGCGCCCTTGAACCAGTTGATGGTGGCGTTGAACGCGGTCTTGAGAGCGCCCCAGATCGCCGACCACAGCTGCTGGAACCAGGTTGTCTTGGTGGCGATCAGGACGATGGCGGCGATCAGGGCGATGATGCCGATCACGATCCACGTCATCGGGTTGGCGAGCAGGGCCGCCGTCGACGCCCAGATCTCCGCGTTCCAGATGGTCTGTGCCGCGGACGCGATCGCCGTGTACGTGGCGTAGATCCGCTGTGCGACCGACACGGCGAGGATGGCTGCCGCGACCCCGCCGAGCACCAGGGCCAGCGGCCCGAACAGGCCCTTGTTGTGCATGGCGAACTGGACGAACTTGCCGCCTACCGCGGCGAGCTTGACCGTCGCCTGCCGCTTGAAGGTCTCCAGCGCGCTGGCCGGGCTGTCGCTGATGGTCTTGGACATCTTGTCGGTCGCACCGGCGACCTTGCCCATGGTGTCCGTGGCCTTGGACGGGTCGAGGGATTCGAGGGCGGCCTGCATGTCCTCGGACTGCGTGCCGAAGATGGAGGCGGCGATCGACGCCTTCTTGCTGGAGTTGGGGTACTTCCGCAGCGCGTCCAGGGTCTTCTGCAGCGCTTTGGTGGCGCGCGGCCCGCCGGCCGCGACGTCCGACGCCATCTGCTTCGCGTTCAACCCCAGGGACTTAAAGCCGGCCGGGGCCGTGGACGTGATGTCGCGGGCCCGGAGGTTGAACTCCTTGAGGCTGTCCGCGACGAGGTCGGCGTCCCGGGCGCCGCCCTTGAGGCCCTGGCTGATGAGGCCCATGGCGGTCTTGCCGTCCAGGCCGAGCGAACGGAACTGGGTCCCGTACTCGTTGAACGTGTCGAGCAGGTCGTCGGCCTTGTTGGCGCCGGTCTGGAAGCCGCGGGTCAGGATGTCGAACGCCTCGTCGGCGTTCTTCGCCAGACCCGTTTTGATCATCTGACCGGCTGTGGCCGAGGTCGGCCCGACCTCCTGGTCGAAGGTCTGCGCCAGGGCCAGAGCCTTCGTGGTGACGCCCTCCAGGCCGCCCTTGGCCTTGGAGGTGTCCCCGATGTTCTGGTAGACGCCCTTGATGGCCTCGTTGACCTGCTCGGTCGAGTCACCCCAGTTGTTGGCGTACACGTCTGCGGAGACCTTGGACAGCTCGGCGGCCTTGGCCGGGCCGATGCCGAGCTGCGCGGCGAGCTTGGCGTTGGCCGCGCTCATGTCCATGGACTGCGCGACGCCGTAGCCGAGCGCGGCGCCGACGCCCGCGGCAATCCCCGTGGCGGCCTGGTCGAACTTCTCCTTGACCTTGCCGAGGGTCTCGCTCACCTGCTCACGGGCGACCAGGTTGAACACGAGTGAGGTATCGCTCACCGGCCCGCCTCCCTTCTGGGTAGCGGGCGGTCAGCGCCCCGACTTGAGCTTCTCGTTGGCTTCCTGCTGCGCCTTCAGGTAGGCGTCCAGCCAGCCCAGGTAGGCGTCCGTCTCCTCGACGGTGAGGGTGTCCCAGTCTCTGCCGACGATGCCGAGCAGGTGCGCGGCGTTGCCGAGATGCTCTAGTCGGCGATCGGCAGCTGGGCTTTTCCCTCTTCGGCAGGGTCCTCGTAGGCTTCGGCGATCTCCTCGTCGAGCTTCTCCAGGACGGCCGCCAGCTGGTCCGGCGGAACGGAGTCGATGACGTTCTCCCGCATCAGCATCAGCTCGCCCTTGGAGTGCTCGAGGGTGAGCTCATCCCAGGCGAAGTCGACGTCGTCGAACTTCAGGGTGGGGTGCTCGCGCTTCAGGTACAGGTACAGCAGGGCTCGCCGGCACTTGGCGTTGCCCTTCTGCACGTCGACCGTGAACTCGGAGAAGTTCCGGCCGGTGTACCGCTCGAGCATTTCCCGCTCGGCGGACATGAGCTTCTTCGGCTGGTACTTCCAGCGCTTCGGCGCGTCGCTGCCCTCGGGTGTGTAGACCAGATACATGGGTTGTCCCCCCTCAGTGGGCCCGGTTCGCGATGCGCCGGGCCATGTCTTCCATCGCTTGTTCAACGGCCTGCTTGTACAGGCCCTCACGGCCGCGGAACGCCCGGTCGAACCATTCGAGCTTTCCGCGCTGATGCGCCCACACCTCGCGGTTGCCGTACACGGGGTGGCGCCAGCCAGAGGCACGGTTGGTGCGCTTCGGCGCGTTCGCGAAGCCGCGGATGTTCTTCGTCTTGAACGCCTTCACGCGGGCCCCGGACCAGCGTCCGCCGAGCTTCACCTCGGGCCGGATCTTCCGGGCAATGGAGGTGCGCAGCGCCGGCGTCGCCCCGTGCAGGGAGACCATGCCCATGATGGAGTTCTTGGCCTGCTCCGCCCCCGGCTTGAGGGCCTCGCGCATGTTCTTCGCGAGTTCCTTGCGGAGCTCCTTGCCGTCCTCCTCGGCGCGCAGGGCGCGGACCAGTGCGGCGAGGCCGTCGTGGGTCTCCACGCCGAGAGCGAACGGCGGCCCGCCAGCCATCAGGTTGTCGCCCGGGTCACGGCGCCCGAGGTGGGGAAGCCCATCGACACGGTGGCCTCGTCGCCGACCGACCCGGTGATCGGGTTCCAGCCGTTGATGAGGATGTTGCCGGTGTATGACGGGTTCGAGGTGCCCACCGCGGCCTGGTCGGCGCGCACCTCGAACGGTACGACCGTGCCCAGCAGGGGCCACATGATGGCGTCCAGCTTCGTTGCGGCGAAGTCCTGGAGGAACTCGCAGCCCAGCTCACCGGACTTGAGGCCGCCGATGACTTCCTTCCAGCCCAGCGACTTGTAGTTGGTGACGTCCTTCTCCTCGACCTCGACTTGGAGCTCGGCCTTCTTGGCCCACTCGGACAGGTCGTTGGAGTTGATGGACAGGAACTCGGCGAGCAGAACCATCTTCGGCACGGCTGGCCTCCCTTTCAGACATGACGGGACGCCCGGTACCCAGGAAGCGGGCCGGGCCGGAGGGGTTGGGTGATCAGCCGATGCCGAGGGCAGCGGCAAAAAGGAACGACGGCGTGGTGCCGGAGATCGTCCACGCCACACGCCACCACGCGTCAGTGATGGCGGTGCCGTCCGTGCGCAGGGCCTGGCCGCCCACCGCGGTCGCCGCGGTGAACGTCAGCCGGGTGGTGGGGCTGCCGAACGTGTTGTCCGGGCTGGACTCCACGCGGGCCGTGATGCTCGGGGTGGTGCCGGCCACGGACAGGACATGCAGGGCCGCGTGCAGCCGCTTCCCGGCGGCCACGGCCCCCAGGTTGAGGCCGGTGCCCGACCCGGTCGCCGTCCGGGCGGTACCGGGCGGGTGGGCGAACTGGCCGCGCACGAGAGGCCACGCGGACTTCATCGACGCCGTCCACATGGCGACATCGCCGACCTCGCCGCCCATCTTGTGGTCGCAGCGCAGAGCCTGCGTGAAGTACGCCAGATCTCCCACCGCGGCACCGTTGTTGGCGCTGACCGACCAGGGACCGACGCCGCCGAGCTGCGCCCAGGACGCGTCATCGACCTTGGTGAGGTCACCGGCCTCCCACTGCCCCTCGCCGGAGATCTCCGCCGAACCGAGGCCGCCCACGACCTCCTTGTAGCCCTGCGAGCCGTAGTTCGTGGTCTCCTTGGCCTCCACCTCGGAGGACAGCTCGATCTTGTTGCTGACGCCGGTGAGGTCGATCCCCACAGCGAACGTGCGGACGTTCAGCAGGACCGTCTTACCCATCGCTGGCCGCCTTCCGCTTGCGGCCACGCGGCCGGGTCTCTTCGGTGACTTCCTCGGCGACGCCGGACGCCACCAGGTGGGCGGCCACCGTGGTCGGCAGGTCGTCGACCTCGCTGCCCTCGGCGGGCCATGGCCGGTCGTAGAGCACGGCGCCCTGCGGCGCGCCCTGGGTGATGCGGATGCGCATCATGTCCTCCCGTCTCCGATGACCCGCACGGCGAGCTCGGCTCCGACGTAGCTGGCTCCGGCGTGCTCGTACCAGCGGTAGCCGGTCACACGCTGCAGGTGGATGTCGTCGGCCACGCCGCCGAGCGCGAGCTCGCCCGGGGCGCCCCGCATCGTCTCGAACGCCGCCTTCAGTGAGGCCGGGCCCGACCCGGACAGCATCTTGTCGAGGATGCGCTGCGCAGACCGGTCGTCGGCACGCCCGGCCAGCACACGGCAGGTGATGAGGAGTTCGTCGAGGCCGCGGCCCATCGCCTGGTCGTAGTTGACGTCGACCTCGCCGACGAAGAAGCACGGGGCGACGACCGCGTCCGGCACGAAGCCAGTGCAGGTCAGCTTCCCGACACCGGTCGGCAGGGTGATGTGCTCGCGGGCAGCGTCCGCGATGGCGTCCTTGACGTCTGAGATCTGCACGGCCGCCCCCTATCCGAAGCCTGGAAGGACGAACGGCTCCAGCAGCGCCCACACGTCCGGGTCCCGGCGGGACAGGTTCCGCACACCCCACTCGGCGGAGCCGATGATTCCCTCGGGGGAGTCCTTGCGCTTGTACAGGCGGGTGGCCTGGATGAGGCAGGCCTGCTCGATGTCGTCCGGGACGGCCGGCCACCCGAACTTCGCGGTGACCCGGATGCGGGTAAACGAGGTGCCCCAGATGGTGAGGGGCCGCAGCAGTCCCGTGATCGGGTAGCCGTCGGCCAGGGCGTTGTCCGGGGACGTCTCGTAGGAGCCGGTGATGTCCGCGAACGTGCCGCCGCCCGTCGACGCGGACTCCACCGTCATCCCGGTGGTGTCGCCGATGTCGTCGACCTTGAGTACGTCCCCGTCTTCCTCGCGGCACACCCGCTGGTGCAGCCGGTAGGTGCGCGCGGTGGGTGTGTCGTCCAGCCAGAAGCGGCGCCCGGTCGCCCGGTCGATACCGCGGGACGCCGACTTCAGGGCCTTGTCCAGTAGCGCGTCCCGGGTGGTGTCGTCCGCCTCGATGCCCAGCTGCGCCTTGAGGTCATCGCGGGTGGCGTACTCGGTCGTCGCCATGTCAGGTGGTCTCCGTGCTCCGCGTCTTGCGGCCCTTCGGCGGCGTCGACCGCGACGCCGGCTTGGCGGGCTTGTCGTCGTCGGGCGCCTCGTAGCCGCGCAGCTTCAGCTGTTCGTCGACCACTGCCACGGACTCGGTGCGGCCGCGGCGGACGTACATCTCACGCTCGCGCAGCAGCGCGGCGATCATCGGGTCGTCGGTCATCTCGCCCTCCTCGGAACGTGACCAGAGTTGAGACCCGGCGCCCCCGCTGTGGAGGCGCCGGGTCAGGCGATCAGGAGCCGTCGAAGGTGGGCGGCACGAGACCCGCGCCACCGATCTTCTGCGCCTGCGCGTACCGCGAGTGCGTGTACGCGGCGTAGCCGTACACGACCAGCAGCACGCCGAGCTTGTCGAGCTTGGGCTGCTCAGCCCGGATGAACATCGGCGCCGACGGGTCTTCCCACAGGTGGCACTCGTTGCGGTCCACCACGTAGATCTCGTCCTCGTTGGTGCCGGTGCCCTTGTTCGTCGGGACGTTGTTGTCCACGATGACCGGGGTCCCGTTCGGGAGGACGCCCCGCACGCCGCTGCCGTAGCTGGCGCCGAGGTTGGTGCCGCCCATCTGTGCGGCGATGCCCGGCTGGCTGATGAGCGGCCAGGACGCGGACAGGGCGTTCTGCAGCCAGTACCAGCGCCGCGAGTGCATGACGACGATGTTCTCGCCCGACGCCATGTCGAGCATCGCCGACTCGACGCCGGACAGGCCCTCGATGATCCGCGGGTACAGGTCCGTGGCGCCGCCGGTGCTGAACGCGGTCAGCGCCGTCGCCGCCGCGGACAGGCCGGTCGACGCCTGCGTGATCAGCGTCGTGTCCAGCGTGGTCGCGTACCGGCGGAACAGGTCGTCCATGACGACCGGCTCCACACCGGAACCGCGCTCGATCGCCTGACGCGAGATCGTCTGCTGACCGGCGACCGTCTGCACGTTGATCGTCAGCAGGGTGTCGTCGATGTTGTTCTCGGACACCGCGTCGAGCTCCGCCGCCTGCAGGGCCGTCGACGTTGCCGTGGTGATCCGGGACAGGTTGACGGTCATGCCCTGCGCGGGCAGGTCGTGCTTGCGGCAGGCGTCCGCGAACGGGCGCCGTGCGGCCGCCGCCGGGGCGTACAGGTCGGTCAGGTACTGCGGCACCACCAGGCCGGCGAATGCCCCGGTTCCGACTCCGCCGGTCGCGCGCTGCAGCTGCTCGCCGCGCTCGGTGCGCTCTTCGGCCATGTGCCGGGCGAGCCGGTCACGGGCCTCGTAGTCGCCCAGGAACGCCGCGGCGACGTCCCTCTCGAAGTGCTGGCCGCGCCGGTCCTGGTCGGGCCGGTAGGTGCGCTCCTCGGCGCCGACACGGCCGACCCGGTCGTAGGCCGGCGCCCGGTTGGCGGCCGGGGTGTTGCGAGCCTGCAGGGCGGCGATCTCCGCCTCGCGGGTCTCCTCGGCGAGCAGCTCGTCGAGCGCCGACTGGCGGCGGGTGACCTCGGCATCGGCGGCGTCGCGCCGCTCGACCTGGGCGCGCACGCCCTCCTCGGTCAGGTTGTCGTCGGAGCGCAGCGCAACGAGCGCCTCCTGCTCCTGGGTCCGGGTGGCGATCGCCGTGTCCAGCGCGGTCCGCGCCTGGGCGATCAGTTCGGCGAGCGTCATGGCTCGTCCTCCTTGGTCGATGGTTTCCAGACGCCCCGTGTCCAGGTCAGACGGCCACCCGAGGCCTTGGCGCCGGGCGGTCTCGTGCGCGCAGAGCGCAGGGCAGTAACTCCCGCCGGACGGCGGGAAGATCAGGGGTCAGCGGGCGATGGCGAGCTCAAGGAGCGCGCGGGCCCTGCTGTTCGTCGGCGCGGCCGCGGGCTGCCGCATGCTCGCGCCGGTGTACGGGTTGGCGCCGTAGCCGACGATGGCGACGTCGCCGCGGTGGATGTCGTACCGGTTGATCCGGTACTCGGTGTAGTCCGGGGACCACTGGCCCGACTCGATGCGGAACGCGAACGACATCTCGTCGATTAGGCCCGCCCGCAGCTTCGGCGCGATGTACGCCACGTCGTAGTCGTTCGGGTCCAGGGCGGGCGCCCGCACCGACAGGCCGGTCCCGTCCTCGGACAGGATCAGCGTGCCGGTCGTCGTGCGGGCCATGCGCCGCAGCTGGTCGTGCCCGAGCACGAGGGGAACATCGAGGTCGGCGCGGGCCAGCGAGTCGGCGCCCGCCCCCTCCGTGACGACCTCCGTGTACGGGCCGAACATGTCGTACATCTCGTAGGCCTGCTCGTACACCGAGGCGTGCCCGATGAACTCCAGCGTCCCCCCGTCGGAGGCTTCGCGTACCTGCACACCGGACAGGGCGGCGCGCACCGTGGCACGCGACCCCACCTGCTCGGCGCAGCGCCGCTGCGAGGGCCGGTCCGCGCGCTGCCGGACATGCTGGGCGCGCTCTGCCGCTGCGGCGGCGAGCGAGGATGCGGTCATGACGTGGCTCCCGTCGGTGCGGTCGGAGGCGGTGTGGGCACGGAACGCGAACCGAAAAGCCGGTCGAACTCGGCGTACTGGTCCTCGGTGAACGGCGGCCGGTCCTCGAGGGCGCGCGCCTCACTCGGCGTGAGCGTCCGCGAGTTGATCTGTGCGGCGAGGGTGGCGGCCCGGGTCTGCGGGTCCATCCGCAGCAGCGCATCCGTCTTGAGCTTCACGTAGCGCGGGTTCGACAGGAGCTTCCGGCTGAACGCGTCCTCGCGGCGGCCCACGGCCGGCCCCAGATGCATGATGAGGAACTGCAGGTTGCGCTGGCTGATGTTGGCATAGGTGACGCTGCTGCCCGAGACGGCGGCGTCGATCAGGTCGCCGGGGACACCGAAGAACCGTGCGATGTCGCTCATGCCGAACTGGCGGGCCTCGACGAACTGCGCCTGCTGGGCCACAGCCTGAATCGGCTTGTACTCCCAGTCGGCGCCGTGTACGAACACGTCACCGTTGGAGACGGCTGCACGGAACGACTGCTTCGCCTCCCGCGCGTTCTTCGGGTCGATGGTCTTGTTGGTGTTCTTCAGCGTGCCGGACGGGACGATGCCGGCGCCGAACCAGTCCCGGGCGAACTGCTGCGCGTTCAGGGATTCCTCGATCGACCAGGCCGCATACGCGACCGGGGACAGGCCGAGCGGGAACCCGGCGACCGTGTACTGCCGTTCGTGCCACACGTCCCACGGGTCGTAGTCGACGCCGCAGATCTTGTACTTGCTGATCTGTGACCCCTTGGCGCGGACGGTGACCTCACCGAGCTCGACGAGGTCGATCCGGCCGGGCAGGCCCCGCCCGTCGGGTCCGATGACGCCAGTCCGCTCGGTGATGATCCCGAAGCAGTTCCCGGCCCGGTCCAGGTCGAACTGGGTGGAGTACATCCACTCCTTGATGCCGACCTCGCTGCCGCCCGGGTTGATCAGGACGGGTGGCTTCGGCACCTCCACTTGCAGGCCCTGCACCTGCCGGTACACGTCGATGGGCATCATCGACACCAGGTCCGCGCGCAGCCGAAGCGCCGCCCACACCGCGGAATGCCGCAGCGCGCTGTCGTTGGTGACGTGCACGGTCCGCCCGCCGAGGCGGTCCTCCCGGGCCAGGTTCAGCAGATCCTCGGCGGTGACGATGTTCGCGTCGCGAGTGAAGACGCGCCGCACCTTCGACCAGGCGCCCATGCTGCCTCCTCACGCGAACGAGTCGCTGACGTCGTAGTCCTCTTCGACCTGCGGGCCCCGGATGAGCAGCGCCCAGCGGGCGAAGGTGACGGCGCAGAACGGGCTGATCTCGGTCAGCGAGCTGGTGCGGTCGAGCGTCCAGGCGTCGCCGTTGCGGCGCGTCCGGGCCCCGTTCACCGCGGCGGTGAGCGGCACCTGGTCGAGGTGGACGACCGTGCCCTGGTTCATGGCGTCGGCCATCTGCCCGCACGCCTCCGTGATGTCCCCGGAGCGCATCACGGCCAGGTCGCCGCGCACCGGGTGGTCCTTGTCCTTGGGCACGTCGATGCCCGCGGCGATCAGGTCGTCGATGAGCGAGCCAGCCGGGGCGCCCGCCGAGGCGATCGCCACAGCGACCGGCTTCCACAGCCGGTGCAGCCGCACCATGGCGGGCACCACCCAGTCCGTACCGGCACGGCGGGCGACGACCTCCAGGTGCACCTTGCCGTCCGCTCGCAGCGAGGCCGCGGCGATGGACGCGTGCTTGCGGTCCTGCGACACGTCCAGGGCGAGCGCCACCCTGTCCGCTACCGGCCTGCTGTCTGCGTCGACCAGCTCGGGCCACTTGCCCTTGGGCACGTTCGGGTCCGTGGGCGGCGCCGGCTTGCGAGTGCGGTTCAGGTACGCCCGGTCGAAGCCGCTCGGGTCGCTGGCCATCTTCTCCAGCTCGGACCGGATGACGTCGACCGTGACTGTGTGCCCCAGCGCGGGCAGTGCCGCCGCCCACGTTGCCGGGTCATCGCGCGGCATGTCCTCGGGCGCGTACCACTCGAAGTACGCGGCCGACGGGCGGACGGCGTCGGGGTCCTCGGCGAGGGCCTCCCACAACGCCTCAATCAGCGCGCGGCCGGTCTCCCGCTTCTTGTTCAGCCACACCGACTTGGTGGTGCCGCCGGCCGACGCCCACCACAGCTGCGCCATGGGCCGGGTCAACATGGCCGGGCTGAAGGCCTGCTCGAGGCGGTCGTCTTCGTGCGCGAACGCCTCGTCGATGAACCCGAGGTCGAGCGGCGGACCGTGGGCTGCCCGCTCCGTGTTCGCGGTGATGCCCATCCGGCTGCGCGTGCCCGGCCACAGGATCGCCTCGTTGCCGTTCGTCTTCCGGATGCGGGCGCGCTTGGCGAGAGCGGAGCCTGAGATCTTCTCCCAGAACTCGTCCTCCCAGCGCTTGCGGGCATCGTTGCGGGTCTGGGCGGCGTACACGATGTTCTGCCCGGGGAACGCCAGCGCGCGGTGCACCTGGGCGGCCAGGCACAGCTCCGTCTTGCCCTGCTGCCGGGAGACGGACAGGCCCACCTCGCGGTGCGCGAACCGGCCCGTGTCCGGGTCGATCTCCAGGGCGACATCGCTGACGTACTTCTGCCACGGCATCGGCGGCGCCCCGAGCCGCTCCATCACCTTCCACAGCTTCGGGCCGAGCGACTTGCGCCCGGGGTGACGAGGCGTGCCCCAGCGCGGCGGGCAGAGGAGCCCGTACCGCTCCTTGAGATCCTCGGCGAACTCAGTCGGGGGACGCCAGGTCTCCGAGGTCGTCGTCATCGTCAGCGGCCCGCCCCTCCAGCAACTGGGCGAGCGTCTGCCGGAGCTCGCGGTTCAACTGGGGCAGCTGCCGGCCTTCCTCCCCGCCGCCGGAGTCGATCTCGCGGGCCAGGGTGTACGCCATCTCGGACAGGGACGGCTCGACGCCGACGAGGTCGCCGAGCTGCTCGACGTCATCCCGGACGGCCTTCTCCACGGGACCGTACAGGCGGCCGGCGGGGGTGGCCATGGCGCCCCCCTTCCATGATCATCCGGCTGTGATCAGGCCGGGGGGAGAAAAATAAAAGCTGGGCGCGGGGTTGAGAAGTGGATCATCCCTAAAGATCACCGCGAGATCTCGGCCGGATCGATCTGATCATTTCGATTTGATCAATGGAACATGCCTTTGACCTGCACGTTTGTGATGGTCGAGGGCATCAGGTCATCGGTCCGGCGAACCAGTCGACGCTCGTCTTCAGCTGGACGACGTCGGCCAGTGGCCGGTCGCCCTTCTCGCTGTTGCACTTGCGCAGGCAGACGGGACAGCCGGCCACGCCGTGGATCGGTGCGAGGTTGTCCGGGTCGAGGCGTGCGCCGCCCTTGCTCACCGGGTGTACGTGGTCGGTGGTGTCTGCTGCGCCGTGGCCGCAGACGATGCACACGTCGGATGCGGCGAGGATGCGGGCACGCATCTGCCGGTACTCGTAGCTGGTGAGCTCGTCCCGGTTGGTGGCCATGCTCACCCCCTGAGCACGGCGAAGCCCCGACTCGGGGGGATTGAGCCGGGGCTTCGTCGTGCGTCTGTGGTGCCTCGTGAGGGCACAGTTGTTCACCGAGATCGTTACACGCTGCCTGACCTGCGGTCAAGCGGCGTTGCTGTGTTGCCGCTTGGCGACGAGGGCGGCGACGTCTGCGACGGCGTACCAGGGCTGGCGTGGTGTGCCGCCTGAGCGCTTGAGCTGGCCGCGGTGGACGAGCAGGCGGACGGCTCCGAGGCTGATGCCGAGCTGCTTTGCGACCTGGTGTGCGGTGAGGTGGCCGGGCCGGATCATCTGCGACTCCATGCCCCCATGATGCGTCAGGGGCAGGTGATGTCGAGGGCGGGCCAGGTGCCGGGTTGCGGGCCGTGGCCGTATCTGGTGAAGGCCTGGGCGTTGGCGTACCAGCGGGCGCGGCACACGTAGCGGGATGCGCCTGGGGTGTGGATGACCTTCACGTACATGAGCGCGGCGCCCGGGCGGATGCGTGCGGTGTAGTCGGAGATCGCGGCTCGGGCGTCGGCGTGGGTGGCGCCGAGCATGAGGAGGTCGGCGCTGCCGGCGCGCGTGTGGTCGGCCTGGATGCTGGAGGCTTCACTGAGGACGGCGTAGGCGGGTGTGTGGGCTGCTGCGGTGGTGCAGGCGGCGAGGGGCAGCCAGGCCGCGGCGAGGGCGAGTGTGCGCAGTCGCATGGAGACTCCTGGTGGGCAGTGAGTGAGGCTGTGGCAGGTTCGGAAGAGGCCGCTTCCGGGGCCATTTGAGGGTCCCTGGAAGCGGCCTCACTGAGTCACTGAATGGGCATTTGTGCTGGTCATTGCCAGTGACCGTGCTCAGTGATCCCCGCAGTGGATAGTCACTGGATCACTGGCGGGTCACTGAGCGTCTGCGATCTCCTCGCCGCGGTATGCGAGGGCCCTCTGGACGCTCTCCAGCTTCACTACGGGGTAGCCGTCGTACAGCCCGGTCTCCTCGTCGTACTCGGCGAGCAGCTCCTTGAGCGTGCCGCCGGTCCAGTGCTCGTAGACGGCGTGGTTGCGCGCCTTGAGCCGGTGCAGCACCTCGGTG